ATCCGGTTCGAGCCGCAGAATTATCAACATTAGAATATCGTCCATTGGGCAACGGTATCATCAACTTTGCTTACTTTTTGGCCAAGCACGATGTTACATATAGTGATCCCAAGGCCCTGGCACTGGTAGATGAATATGCAGAAGCCTGGAGTTATTATTTGATCAAAGCCAGTGCTGATCTTGCCGCCGAACAAGGACCATGCACAGCCTGGCAAAATTTAAAGTATGCCGACGGCCTGTTGCCAATTGATACTCGTAAGCGAGAAGTAGATGAGCTAGTTGAACATCAAGAGCGTATGCCCTGGCGTGCCTTGCGTGAGCAAATTCTCAACACAGGCATTCGCAATGCCACTTTGATGGCATTAATGCCTGCAGAGACCTCAGCACAGATAAGTAATGCTACTAACGGAATAGAACCACCTAGAAGTTATGTAAGTATTAAGCAAAGTAAACATGGCGTATTACGACAGGTTGTACCAGAGTATCGTAAATTGAAAAACAAATATGAATTGTTATGGGACCAAAAGTCGCCCGAAGGCTATCTAAAACTATGTGCAGTATTGCAGAAATACATTGATCAAGGTATTAGTACCAACACTTCGTATAACCCCAAGTTTTACGAAGATGAAAAGATTCCCATGAGTGAAATGCTCAAGCACCTGATCATGTGCTATAAATATGGAACTAAGCAGTTATACTATTTTAACACCAACGACGGCCAGGGCGAAATTGATGTTGACAAAATAGGTGAAAAACAAAATCTCCCTTTGGCAGAAATAATTGATAATCAAGAGGATTGCGACTCATGCATAATTTAAACGAATATAATCAAGAGGAATTTGAAGAACAATTCAGTAAAACTGAAATGTTTGAAAAAATCAAAAAAAACTTTGATCTAGTGCTATGGGAAAAACATACCATGCCGTTCAATATACATCCTACCATGCGGCAGACGCTGGGTATCAGAATGTGTACCATGGCAAGTTTTTACTATATTCAATTTTTGTTGGAAAAGAAACCCGATAGTATTTTTGACATTGGTTGTGGGTGGAATTTGTTCAAAAAATTTATACCCGAAATTGTAGGTATCTCCCCTGATGTAGAGTCAGATCCAACCTACTATGGCGATAGTCATGATTTCTTTGATCAAAATTTTGTCATGTATAATCAAGGGCAATTCGAGTCTGCCATGAGTATATGTGCATTGAACTATGCTCCGCTGACACAGATCAAAGAAATAGTAGAAGGATTTGTATCTCTTGTCAGTCCCGGTGGCCGTGGATACATTGCACTAGATTTATCTCCCATGCTACAAAGGGAGGATGCTGATGTACTTGACGAATTGTTTGGAACTTCAGATCCTTCGTACTATGAGATTGACGACTATGTAAGAGATCAACTGAGCAACTTACCTTGCAAGTACTTGGTGTTTGATTTGGATTCAATGGAATATATGAATGAAATCGACGGAACAGTTAGAATTGTTTTCGAAAAACCCACAGAATAAATGACTATATGAGCGTATTTAATATTAATAACAAGAAAAAACACACCGAAGCTTTGGCATTTTTGGATCCAGCAGGACCAGTTACTGTGCAACGCTATGAAACATTAAAGTATAGACAATTTGACAAACTAACAGACAAGCAGTTGGGATTTTTCTGGAGGCCCGAAGAAGTTGATGTCATGCGTGACAGCAAAGACTTCAAGGAGTTGACAGAATATGAACAGCATATTTTCACCAGCAATTTAAAAAGACAAATTCTATTAGATAGTGTGCAAGGACGCAGTCCTAATCTAGCGTTCTTGCCCTTTGTTTCAATTCCAGAACTAGAGACCTGGATACAAACTTGGGCATTTAATGAAACCATCCACAGCCGCAGTTATACTCACATTATTCGCAATGTATACTCAGACCCTGGTAGAATTTTTGACGAACTCATGGACATCGAGCCCATCGTCAATTGTGCAAAAGATATTAGCAAGTATTACGATGATGTGATTGAATACGGTGGCTACTATAACTTGTTGGGTGCAGGCACACATGTGATCAATGGCAAAACTATGGTCATTGATGAATACGAACTCAAGAAGAAACTGTGGTTGGCTATCAACAGCGTGAACGCACTGGAAGGTATTCGCTTCTATGTTAGTTTTGCTTGCAGTTGGGCTTTTGCTGAACTTAAGAAAATGGAAGGCAATGCCAAGATCATCAAACTGATCTGTCGCGATGAGAATGTTCACTTGGGTAGCACACAGACCCTGATCAAGATATTGCCTGGAGATGATCCGGTGTTTGCCAAACTCAAGCAAGAAACCAAGGCCGAATGTGAAGTCATGTTCTTGCAGGCCGCGGAACAGGAAAAGGCCTGGGCTAAATATCTGTTCAAAGACGGATCAATGATTGGTCTCAATGAGCAGTTGTTGGGGCAGTATGTGGATTGGTTGACCTGCAAGCGCATGACAGCAGTGGGCTTGGATTGTGGCATGAAGCCCGGATCTAATCCCCTACCATGGACGGCCAAATGGATTGCAGGAGCCGAAGTGCAAGTGGCACCACAAGAAACTGAAATCAGCAGTTATGTAGTGGGTGGCACAAAACAAGATGTCGACAACGACACATTTAAAGGTTTTAGTTTATAATGATAACAGTTTATTCAAAAAGCAACTGCCCGTTCTGTGATAGAGCCAAAGCTCTATTAGAGAGCCATGGGGTAGAGTACACAACAGTCAGTGTGGAAGAAGATACGGATGCACGACAGCGCCTGTTGGACATGGGTCTGCGTAGTGTTCCGCAAATCTTCAAAGGCACAGCCCTTTTGCCTGGCGGCTATCAAGGCATTGCTGGCAAAGGCGAAGAATTTTGGACAGAATTAAAAAATTAATATGTTAGTATCAAATCAACAATATGCCGCAGGCGATGTAGTAAGCTTCAAAATGGTCAACGGTGACGAGTTGGTGGCCAAGGTAGTAGAAGAGACCAGTGACGGATTCAGTGTTGCCAGTCCTTGCACCGTAATGCCCAGCCAACAAGGGCTTGGACTAATGCAGAGCTTGTTCAGCGCCGAAAGTGATGCAAAGATTTTCTTGAGTCGTCAACATGTGATGTTTCACGCCGAGTCTCTGGAGCAAATGAAATCGCACTATATCAAAACCACAACCGGTATTGATGTTGCGCCCAAACAAAAGATCATAGTATAAAATGGCCATACCTTCATTGATCGGTGATGCAACAGCCAAGGGCGAAAGCGTAGCAGGCCCCGGTGCTGCCACGGTCACGATCGAAGGTAAACCGCCCACCTTGGTTGGTACAGACAAAACAGATCACGGCGAAACTGTTACAGGTCCTGGTTCCAGCACAGTGACCATCGAAGGCAAGGCCTTGAGTTTTGTCAACGATACAACCACAGTATCTATTAGAAAAAATCGCAGAGAATTTTGGGGACCTGGTCCCATCACAGGGCCTGGGGCCGCAACAGTAACGGTAGGATCATAATATGACTCCGTCATTGTTGATAGCGGCATCCAACTTGACCAGCAACATTGGCCTACAACCCAATGCTGCCATGGTTTCGGCCATGACCGCAGTCAACAGCAACAGTCTGGTCAGTAACTACGCAATTCTACAACCCGGTACTGCTTACGGCAACACACTGTCTGCTCGCGGTTGGACTGTTACCAATTTAAAACTACCAACATACATTGCCAATGCCAATACAACAATTTCTACGGTGTCTGTACACTATAATAAAATGTTGCCCAGTATTGGTTCTGGTTTATACGACATCACCAAGTTTGCCTCAGTGCTGGCACAAGCGGGTGCCTTTGCCAGCTCTAGTTTGACTGCACGGTCGTCGTTGGAGTCCTTTTATAGTCAGTCATTTGACAACCTGGGCATTAGTGTTACCAATCACAGCAGTGCGGTAGCCAATGGAATCAGTAACATATTTGGATCAGCCGCACAGATTAAAACATTGTCGTCGGCTATTCGTCGATTCGGTACAGCATACGATGCAACGCGATTGAATAAATTAGGAGATCCTGCTACCTTTATACAAAATTTATTAAATCATGGGTTTGGTGAAAATGGCAAAAATGGTGTTTATGTCATTGGTGGATACATGTTGCCCATGACTTGGAAAACAGACGATGCAGACACACTGATGGCCTATTTGAAGAATATCAGCGGTACCACACTGGATAAAATTATATCACAAACAAATTTAAATCCAGCCTCTACCATCAGCAATTTGAGTCAGTTGCTCGATTTGAGTATGATTTTCAACAGCACTGAACTTGCTGTTGTACCAGGAAACAATTTTGCAGGCTTGGCAAACGAGTTTGTAAACCTGGGTGGAAAATTCAACTCTTTCACTGAGGTTGCAGACATGTTGGCCAACATAGAAATACCAACGCTGACCTACTTGGATTCGTATACCAAAATTATTTCCAACACAGACTATGCCAATTTGGTTGCCAAACTGGGCACCGGCACCGGCACCATTGGTAACCCCACAATAACAGATCTATTGGGATCGGTAGCTGGAGTTGTACATAATAACTCTTTAACAACAGTTAAGGGTTGTTTAACTACAGCATTGGCCAACAACAGCGGACTTAGCGTAAATACAAACTTGGCAAATGTGGTTACACAATGTGCCACAGGAACCAGCAGTCAAATTGACAATGCATTCCTGGCTCTATGGTCTGCGGCCAATACATTTGTTGCTGACACCACCTTGAGCTCAACCACACTCAATGGAAATCTTGCCATATACAACATGCAGTCGCAAGTTACCAAGGAGTTGACCAATTTGGCATTGGCCGGGGTGAGTCTAAGTGATGCCACACCATCAGGTGTTACTGGAGTGTTGGGGCTGGTGAACAACTTGCACGACTACGGAATTGATGGCCAAAGCCTCAACTACGGCACCTTGCTCGAGGGTTGTCGTCAGGACAACGCCGGCGGTGATGCTGTTCATGCTGCCTTGGTAGAGGGAAGAAACTTGGCCAACCAGGCAAAAAATTCAGTGTTGATTGGCACCAGATACACTGGCTAACGGGTAATTAACTGCCCATATTACTTGATTTTCTACGAAAAAAACGCTATAATATACCTAGTTAACTAGTTATAGCAGTTGTTTACCGTCAAACCCATTGGGTTATATAAAACTACACACCTATAAAGGAGGTAAAATATGATGACACTTATGTCTCGTATCAACCAAGACCTTTTAGCGGCATTGACCACAATGCTGTTGAAGTTTCTAGGTTTACTGTTGATTGCCACTGTCCTGGTACAAGCAGTCAACGTTAAATTTGAAAACCTAAGGGCAGGCTCAGAAGCATATCGCCAAGGTTTTGTCAGTGCCGCAGATCGCACTCGACAACTAGATTGTTTGACCAAGAACATCTACTGGGAAGCGGCCACCGAGCCGTTTGAGGGCAAAGTGGCCGTGGCACAGGTCACCATGAACCGTGTTGAGTCAGGTCGATTCGGCGACGGCGTATGCGGGGTTGTTTATCAGAAGAACAACTACTTTGGCAAGATCATTTGCCAGTTCTCATGGGCTTGCGAGACCACACACAAAATTCGTCCAGTGTACCCTGCACTTTACAAAGAAAGTGAAGAAGTGGCAAAGAAAGTGTTGCTAGAAAACTTTAGACTTAGTACAATGCGTGATGCTCTTTACTACCATGCTGATTACATCAACCCCAACTGGGGCAAGAAGAAAGTTAATCAAATTGGTCGCCACATCTTTTACAAGGACTAATCAGTGAAATTTCCTGATATAAATCTCTTTACACTGGCCAAAGTCAAATTCAACATCATCAAATTTTTCGAGGACCATCTTGGTAAAATTTCTGCTGATACCTTGGGTTGGTTGGCCGCAATTCTAATACATTGCGCCACCGTGCCCAGTTTGTTGGCCCTGCTGACTGGACTCAGCGATCGGACTCCGGGATTAGACATTGTGCTGTTCATGTGGGCTGGTTTGGTGTTGTTGTTTGGTCGGGCTGTTATTCTCAAAGACACGCTGAACATTGTCACTATTGGTATCGGGTTTATTGGCCAAGCCACTATCATGGCAATGATTCTTTTTAAGTAAATAATAATAACAATGGAGGACAGTTATGTCCAAGATGACAAATACTGAGCAAGAAATTAATGAGTTTCTTAACGAAGTAAATTGGGAAGATGAGGATTATGCTTTTATTGTTGGACCTGACGGCAAGTTAAAAAGCGTATTGTTGCCTGACACTGGATCTTTTACTGCACCCAAAACCGTGCAAAAAATACTCAAAATCTTTGGGGTCACAGATATTGACAACATAGACAATGATGCAACCCTACACTAAAAAGTAGTACTTTTTATGTAGTACTCAAGTACTACTTTTGGGGTTCAAAAAGTACTACTTTTGTAGTACTTTTTTTATGGCTCAAATTTGCTCGAAAAGGTGTTCTTTTGTATAATACATGTATGGAAAGCAAAAAAGTAACCCGTAAAAGACGCCAAGATACCAAACATGCTGTTTATATGTTGGTGAACACTAACACAAACGAAACTTATGTTGGCATCACAGTGTGTGGCAATCAAGTTAACCGTGCGCTCAAAGTTCGCTTCCAAAAGCATGTACGCCGGGCCGTAACAGAAAACAAAGATTGGGCACTTTGCCAAAGCATACGCACTCACGGTGCCGAAGCGTTTGCAGTCCTGTTGGTTGATGTGGTGCGTGGTCGCAAACCAGCACATGCCGTAGAGCGTGAAATTATCAATGGCGATATGCCAGCCCTGAACAGCCACTAAGGAACAAAATGGAATTCCATGTTGAAGCCACAGCCCGAAACAAAAAATTTATCGAAGCCATATTGCCCAGTATGCTGACTCAGTTGGGACTTGACAATAGTCGTAAATTTTTAATGATCAAAACAGATCGTGATATGACTGACCAAGGCACCACAGTACCTATGGTGGGTGTAGATACATATTTGGTTGTGCTAAAACCCCGACGCAATCTATTGGAACTAGGTGTGACCCTGGCGCATGAATTGGTTCATGTGCGCCAGTTGGCTAAAGGCATATTGCAAGTCACACCACGGGGTAAAAAATGGCGTGGCAAATTTTATTCCAAACGCACTCCGTACCTGGATCAACCCTGGGAACAGGATGCCTTTGCTCGTCAGGAGATTGTTTTCCGTAGAGCAATTGACTGATAATGTGATCTATTATATAATTGGCATATGACACTAAACTTGTTCATTGTTAGTTGGGACAACACCGGACTCGAAGCCTGTATTGATCTCACTGAGGACCGCGATCGCTCAGACAGTTTTGAGCAGGAAAAAATATTTGACCTAATTCGTGATCCGGAAAAAACACCAATCAACGAACCCCTGCGCCAAGTCAACCAATTGGTTGGCATGATGATCTTGCGGGCCAAGGCCAACCCACAACGACACTATGAGATTTATAGTGTGACTGCTACCCAAGATGTCACAGCAGAAAATCTGCGTGAATTGTTTGAAAACAATCCACAGGTCGCGGCCGACATGATTCGTGAGCGTGGTAATCGGTTGTACAGCGATCGAGTGAACCAGAAAAACATTGTAATAACCTAAGGAGCAACCATGAACAAGAAACGACTGATGAGTATGCATAAATTTCAAGTTGTGCCCACAGACAATGTGAGCCCGTATGCCATTAAAAATCCACACTATGTGTTTCGTCCTACAACCCAAGTAGTGGATGACACCAACATGGACTTGACCCAAGCTCGTGCGGTACTTGACTACATTCGTGGACTGCAACAATGAAACCCAGCAAGATTCTTGAAAAAGAACAACAACGGCAAGGTATTGTGACCTATGTGATTTGTGTTGCTATGGTGTTGTTGCTGTTCTTTCATTTGGCATTCAGTATCAATGTAGAGGTAATATAACATGCAGTTTGATACCTGGTTAGAGGAAAAGGATATTGAACGCCTCTGGGCAGTGTGCCACGGCACACTTCCAGAAACAGCCGCTACAGTTGATGAGATTGTCGAATTTGAAAGACTAGTAATGCATGCCGCCATGCTTCGAGTTGCCGGACCTGATTATTTGCAAGCGGTTACACAATAATTTTTAAACAATTGCCTGGTGCTATAAATATTTTTTATGCACCATAAAGTCCTAGGCAAAATAGCCTTACCATTACTTTCTACCAGAATAAAAAAAGAAGCTATTAGATTACGCAATCTGCTTGAAAGCAATTCTGAC